ACACCTTCGTTTACACTAACAATGTCAGCATGTAACTCTTCTGCTTGTAAGCGAACAGTTGCAACCGAACCTGTACTACCAGTAACAGTCAGCCCATCAGCCGTCACTGTGCCAGTAATATCAAGATTACCTGTATGCGTTGGCTGAACATAACGTGCATCTGATGCAGTTCTTGTATAGTGATCTGCTAATACAAACGTACCATAAGCTACAATATCAACTACATCATTTACTGATGCACCTGATGCTAGTGTAATGCTTGTACCATTGGTAGCTGTGAAGTCTGTGCCAGATAATAGTTTAACACCATTGAGATATACATCAATATAGCCAGTATCATATGTAGCGGCGAATACAGTTTGACCTGCTGTAGCTGTATATGTCTGACGTTCTGATGTACCATTAACTGCTGAACCTGCTGACTGCCATCCACCAGAGCCGTATACGTTCATGATGTTAGTTGTGCTGTTAAAGTACAATGCACCTGTAATAAGTGCATCACCATCATTGTCTACAGTAGGAGCAGATGATTTAGCACCTAAGTATCTATCATCAAATGAGTCATAAGAAGATGCAGCATTAGTAGCACTTGTAGCCGCATTAGTCTCTGAGGTTGCAGCATTAGTTGCTGAAGTAGCCGCATTGGTTTCACTTGTAGCGGCATTTGTAGCTGATGTAGCGGCGGCAGTAGCTGAACCTAGTATGCCATCTACATAAGTCTTTGTAGTAGCATCAGTGTTAGCTGTAGGTGTACCCAGACCAGTGATCTTATTATTACCCATTGCCAATGCACCAGACATTGTATCGCCTGTCTTAGCTACACGAGTATCTCTTTGTGCATCTGTATATGCTTTTGTAGCTACGTCTTGTGCTGATGTTGGATCACCTGCACCTGTAATCTTATTGGTACTCATTGCGATAGCACCTGTCATAGTGCCACCAGCTTTAGGTAGTTTAGTCGCAATAGAGTTAGTTACTGTAGTGCTGAAGTCATCATCATCATTAAGAGCATCAGCTAGTTCACCTAGTGTATCTAGCCCTGCACCTGCATCACCAATCAGAGTAGAGATTTCATCATCTACATACTTCTTAGTAGCTGCATCTAAGTCATTAGTTGGAGCAGTAAGATTTTGAATAGTAGCTGATGTACCAGCATTCATGTTTAACGTACCATCAATAGTTACGTTAGTGAATGTAGATGTACCAGATGATGCAGTTACATTACCTGTTAGGTTGCCCGTGACGTTACCTGTTACTGCACCAGTATGTACCCCTGCCGTGTTACCAGTTACGTTGCCAGTTAAGTTACCTGTGATACCACCTGATGAAGACAATGTAGTAAATGCACCAGTGGATGCTGAAGATGCACCAACTGTAGCACCGTCTATAGAGCCGCCATTAATGTCAGCGGATGCTAGGGTAGCTTGACCAGACGTAGACAGCGTTGTGAAGCTACCTGTGGCGGCTGTAGAAGCACCTATAATAGTACCATCTATGTTACCGCCGTTAATGTCTACAGTAGCAAGTGTTGATGTGCCTGATGCACCTAGTGTAGTGAATGAGCCTGTGCTTGGAGTAGTTGCACCTAGTGATGCACCATCTATCGTACCACCATTAATATCCGCTGTAGCGGCTACTAAAGAAGTGTTAGCATTAAGTGTCGTAAATGTACCTGCCGCTGGTGTAGCATTACCTATAACAGCATTATCAATAGCACCTGAGTTTAGGTCTACTGATGTAATGGTTGTAGTACCTACAAGTGTTGATGTACCTGTAACACTCAGGTTATTGTTTAGTGTAGCACTTGTAAATGTAGCAGTTGTAGGTGTACTTGCACCAATGATAGTGCCATCAATATTACCTGCATTAATGTCTACAGTAGCTAGAGTAGCTGTACCTTGTAAGTGTAAGTCTTTGAACTTAGCTGAAGTTGAACCTAAGTCAATGTCGTTAGTAGTAACTGGGAGTATAACACCATCCTGGAAACGCACTTGTTCTACAGCGGCTGAGGATACTTCTACGAATACACCTACTGTATTATTGTTAGTGTTTATAGAAACTTTGTTTAGTGCATCAACATCACCGATAAGAGGAATATATCCACCTTCTCCTGTTGAACCATCGTGCTTGTGTCCACTTGATACAGCAAATGCATCACGGAGTTTGTTATACTCAGCGTTAATAGGGGCTGCACGTAGTGTAGCTGTTGGTACTATGTCTGCTGTAGACTGTCTTACGTAACCTGCCAAAGTATCATCTCCTGTCGGCTGTCTCATACGTCAAGGCTATTGCCTGTATAGTATGACTTGCGTTTGTATTGTTGGTAACATAATTTACTGAAACAGAGTTACCTGATCCTGATATGTTGGTAAGAGTTTTAGGTGATGGGTTACCATCGTATATACCACCTGCTCCATATATAGCCGTACCATAAACTGAAGCCGCACCCTCCGTGCTAAACTCATAGTTTGTTGGGTTTACTGTATTCGTATCATCATAGTCGTAAGATACACCAACAAATACTTCTGTGTTACCTTCGGACTTAAGATATGTATTTACTTTATGTACTACCTTACGTACCTCTGGATCTTGCATGTAAAAGTAAGGACTTTGGTATAAACTAAATATATCCCCACCTTCAAAACTATTACCTCTTTCTTGACGGTGTACTTTACCAGAACCATCACCGTGTATCACATGTTCAAACTGTCCTATGTATCCACTATCAACACAGTTAGCTTCTATGCCAATCAACTGGCTATACTCGAAGATACTCTGTTTATTCTGACTCTTACGTATACCACCTATCAAAGATAGAGATGAGTCATTCTTAAAGAAGAATCTAAACTGTGACTTCTTCCTGAGTACAACAATAGCAATGTCTATAATTTGTTCTGATAAATAGTAGTTATCAAAAATAGACTGTATTTCTTTAGATACAGTAGCAAGTTCAACATCACCAATTTTATCAGTACCAGATATAGGACGTATACCATCAGGTCCTAAGAAGAGTAAGTCACCACCAAACTCTACCACAGAATCAGGTGCAAGGCAACCCATATTTGATGTAACATTTTCTAGTGTAAAGTTAGCCGCATTGTTTCCTATTAGTCTTTTAATGTTGTTTGCACCAAAGATGTATAACTGATTACGGAACTTTTTAACTGCAGTTATAGTATAACCTACATTGATAACACCAGCACCGTTAGCAGGACTAAAATCAGAATGGTTTAGTGGGGCACTAAAGTATATATTGTAAGGCTCAGATGAATCACCGCACAAGAATATATGAGATGCAAACTCTTCAGAGTACTTAGGATTATTTGGAGCTTGTGCATGTGTTATTTGTGTATATGCAGTACCATTATATGTAGCTGCAGGATTTATACCATCAGTAAGAAGCATCACTTCACCTGACCAGTTAAAGCTAGTAAATCTTACTTTACTAACATTAGTCATATCAGGATTACCAGCTTCGGGTATAGCTACCCAAGACGAGTTAGAGTTTTGCCACTTGTATAGATAATCATGCCCTGATGTAGGTTTTCTACATGCAAATATACCATCGTCTAAGTTACCATTTACTGCTACACCTAGTACAGCACCTGTACCGGGAACAGTACCATAGTCATTAGCATACCCACTAATACGACGATACCCACCAGCTAGGGCAGGTTCATAGTTTATCATACGTATAGCACTACCTGATAAGTTTGAAGCTTGGGTTAAAGGATCAACATTAGTGATCAACCCTCCAGCACAAACTGACAGGTATGTATTTAGTTTATCTACCATCTAGACATCATTCTTATAGAAAGAGTTACCCATTCTGTTTATTACAGTAGACCTTAGGTAGTCCTTAGTATCTACTAATAGTCTACGCATAGTCTTTATACCCTTTTTAAACTTATCAGCATGTAGCTGTGCAGACTGTTCATTAGATCTAAAGTGCATTAAGTACATCATAGCACCATCAAGTACTACATGTCTAAATCTATCTGGTATTATACAAGTGTCCGTGCTTAATGTTAGGTCTGCAGGAAACTTCCAGTAGCTGTATTCTATAACATAAGCAGCATCCGGGGGAGGTGTAACTCCAAACTTAGTACTCTGTGTTTTATATACTGTAGTAGGTTTACCATGACCGCTTACACCAGCTACATCATCTATACTTCTCTTCTCGGATACATAACTTTCGTAAGAAATACTAGGTAGATGTGTTGGCTGGGCAGACTGTGCACTTGTTAGATAAAAGGTTTCCCAATCAGCTTTTGAATAATCAGCAGGGAATTCATACGTGCTAGTACCCGAAGCTAGTGTGTGTTCATATGTTACTAAAGTGAAAGGCCACTCTTGTGCATCTTGTAATATTTCACGTATAGAAGAATTAACAGCATCTTTAGCTAGAGACTGAACGTTTTTAGTTGTAGTAAAATCTGCTTCACTAATTTCGACTTCGTTAAGACGACGAAGTAATTCGTTCACTAAGTTTATATAAGTCGCCATGTTAATTCCTACAGGAGTTTAAATGTGTATAAAGGGGCCAGTACAAAACCAGCCCCAATATTAAGTTTTATTACGCAGCGTTGTAGTGCGCTGTGACTAATGCTTCTGGGCGAAGAATCTTGCGCCCGTAAAGATGCATACCGCGAACAATGTCAGCGAATGAATCTGGATCACGATAGTTCTCGACCTTGTTGATCTGCTCAGCAGAAGCAACAGCATCGTCTTGACCAGCTACGATAACACCAAAGTTTACGTCTTGTGCTAATGCACCAGAAGTTCCAGCACCTGTACCCTTAGCAGGTAAAGAGTTGGATTGGTAAATACGGAAGCCGTGTAGGTTGTTTAAGACCAAGCCATTTTGTAGACCTGCTCCACCGAAGTCAGCATTCAACATACGTGAATCTTCGTCTTTGAGCATCTCAATAAATACCGGGTCTAATACCAGCCATCTACCTCTTGAATCAACATTTGCTTGATCCATCTGACGTGCCATACGAGCAACCACTGTCAAAGGTGAAACAGTCGCTGTAGACAACGCTGTTGCGCCTGGAAGACGTGGAGCCAATGGGATTGAATCACCAGCAGCATATGCTGTTGAAGCAGAGTCAGCAGAACCCAATGAACCGAAGTCCGTTGCGTCCAAATGGTTAGCAGTTAAAAATTCACCTGTTAGGCTACCAGCTGTGTCGTGCTGTGCATCACCTGATGTTGCGGTAATAAAAGCACCTGCAGTTGTGTGACCTGACATGTATGATAGAATGTCTGCATCCATTGAGTCAGCCATCTTAAATGCTGCGCGGTCAGCAGCTAAGCTAACGTAGTCAACATTTGAGAATTGGTCCTCGATGTCATCCATCTTGAACGCAAAGTAGTTAGCTTTATCAATAGTCAAAGAGAAGTCTTCATCATTCAACTTTTCAACAGAGATAGCTGTGTGACGCTCAAGAGCGTTTACAGTTACATCTGGTTCTTTTTGAATGCGAACAACATCGCCTTGGTTTGCAATCTCACCAAAGTAAGAGTTATTAGTGATTGCGTTAGCTACAGCTGCACGACGAAGTGCGATCTGTGCTTGTTTTGAGTAGATAATTGGGGAAAAGTTTCCGTTAAATCCACCACTTGCGGAAGTAATAGCCATTGTGTAATCTCCTTATAGATATGGCGTGACATTATACGCTTCATACCAACTAAAGAGGCTCTTACTATTAGGGTAGTCAGCTTTGCTTTTGGGATCGCCATCCTTTGAGCGCTGGGCCTTTAGTCCGAGGTAGTTCTTTTTCTTGGATAGAGCTTAGTTATAAGCATGTGCAGTTCAAGTACCACGATTCCAATACCATACTTAATACTTGATACTGCACATGCCCCTAGTTGTATCCATCTTTTAACAGATGTCAACTATTTCTTTGATAAATCGTAAATAAATTTACCTTTACGTTGAGCGTCCATTATTTCTTCTTGACGCTTCTCATATTCTTTAATGCTCATCTTAGCAATTTGTGACTCACGTAAGTAAGATGAACTGTCGTCTGACTCTGGTGCAGCTGAGCGTTTACTCTTTATAGAACTCGCTGCGCCTTTATCAGATGAATTAGCTTTCTTTGTAGAGATACCATTGTCAGCTTTGTACAAGTCAATAACGCGAGATACAGATTTAGCATCATCTACATTCTCGTATAAAGCATCCTGTACCCACTTAGGTTGATTGTCTGCCCATGTGTGGAAAGCATCGTCTTCCCTAATAGATACAAAGTCAGGGTGCATATGCACTAACTCAGCCTCAGCTTTTTCTCGCTTTGCACTAGAGCGTAACTCTTCTATCTCAGCAAGCCTAGCATCTAGAGTAGATGACTTCTTATCAGCTTCTTTTGCTGCAATAGCTTCTACAATACCTGCAACATCTGGGAACTTCTTAGCCCAAGCTTCAATCTCTTCTTCTGACTTAGGAAGTACAAGCTCATTCTTTGTTGCAAGATCCAGTTGTTTCTCTAGCTTGTCAAGCTTAGCAGTAAAGTCTTTCTCTTTATCCTGCATGTGTCGGCGTAGATCACCATACCGTTTCTTGAAGTTTTTCTCTTCACCACTTAACTCAGCATCATCTTCTTGTGCTTCACCTTCGGGTTCTTCTTCTTGTTCGGTACTACTCTCTGTCTGAACTTTGGGTTCGACAGGATCTTCGCTACTGGGTTTCGCCTCAACAGCTTCTTCTGTTTCATCTGTCTCGCCACGTGCTTGCTTTAGCAGTGCCTCTAGTTCTTCTTGATCACGCTTAACACGTGCATCATTTCTTTGATGTGAAGCCGATGTAGTTTTAATCGGCGTAGTTTCTTGTGGCTCTTGTATCATGTTGTACTCCTTATGATGGGGCCAGCCTAAGCTGGGTAGCCTTATTGTTATATGAAGTTTTTGTAGTTACTTCTTCTTCTTGGTTTTCTTCTTGGAAGCTAAACCACCTTCTTTAAAACCTGTTACAGGTCTTCCTCTAGCTATGTCTGACATTTTCTGAGATGCTTTTCTACCTTCAGATCTGATTGTACTTATATCAGAAGCTGAAGCACCTCTTCGTTTTGCATTAGCAGCAACCGTGTTAGTTGCAATCATAGATGATTTATACTGGTCTCTACCTCGTTGAGCGGCTGCCTGTGCTTCTTCTGCACGTTTAGCCTCAGCTGCTTGAGCAGCAGTAATTGCTGCAGCTTCTTCTTCAGCCTTACGTTTATCTCTAAGGTCTCGGAATTGTTGAGATGTAATTGGGTCTCCATACGGGTTATCATATAGAAGAGATGTAGTTATATTGTTAGGATCTGTTTCATCTACTATAGGTTTTGATACAAAAGCCTCCTTAACTTCTGGAGCTATTGGCTCTGCTGCATATACTTCTGGTTCTTTAACCTTCTCTAAAGCATCTCCATATGTAAGTGTTGGAGTGAAGTCTTTATCTTCTTGATCTGCATAAGACTCACTAGCTCCAAAGCTTCCTGTCTTTAAAAACTCCAAGAAGTCTCCATCATTTGCTGAGCCTTGTGTAGATGCAAACTCACTACCTTCTTCCAAAGATATATCAGCTATCTTTACAAACACTTCTCTATCTACTGGGTCTCCATAACCAAGTTCAGTTGCTATAATAGTATCTTGGCCTAGGTTATTATCTTCACCTTCACCTGTGTATCTTCTACCTAAGACAGGTGCACCATCACTACCTTTTACATCCATCTCATACCACTCAAAGCCATCACCAGCATACACACCGTTCCTAGTAACCTGACCATAAGATTCAAACTTTGTTTGTTCTCTAGTTACAGGGTCTACATATGTAGAAACTTTACCTGTTGTAGGCGCTAGTACTTCTTCCTCTGTTGGTAGCTTTGTTTCTGGTTGATCCATACCCATTATGGCAGGGTCTCCAGAAGAGAGAACGCCTTCAGTAGGTGTTATGTTTGTAGTTATATCACCTTCAAAGTCATATACTTCACCAGCTTCATCATCCATCCGCTTAGCTATCTCTAATGCCTTAGCTTCTTCTTCATTCTCTGGGAAGAACTCCTCTTTTAGTGCACCATATACACGTGTGATTAGGCCAGGTTTACCTTTCTTGGATGCTTCTAATAATCCTTCAAGAACAGATTTTTCTGCTGTAGGTGTTTCTTTTGCTGCAATCCTACGTTCTATCTCTTTCTCTAAGCTTCTAGCACTATGCATCATAGCACCCTTAACAAATAGACCTAGTACAGGATTAATAGCACCTGCACCAAATGCTATTGCTGTAGACTTAGCAGACGATTGATCATCTAACATCTTAGCAATTTCGTCTGTGGTAAGCGTCTTATAGTTAATAGCCTTAGGTGCTGGCATCGGTCTACTGTCTCTACTTCTACCAGTAGGTGTTACAACCTGTGGTTCTGGTTGCGCTGCAGTAGTAGCAGTAGTTGTAGTATCTGCAGTAGTTTCCTCTTGTAGTGTATATCCAGGAGGTATAGACGTTTGAGGTTCACCATTAATAAATGTAATGTATATAGTGTGTCCAGATTCACTAACATATGTACGAACTTCTACACTAGGTGCACTACCTACCGATCCGTTACCTGCACTGATACCTTCGCTACCTAAGCCCAGCGCACCCATAGTTTCGTAACCTTCGTCACCTGGAGATAGAGCATAACCACCCTCAGCCATTGCCATAGGTTCGCCATCATCTTCTACTTCTAGTTCTGATATATCAAACATCATACCATCAAGTTCATCTACAGGCTCACCACCAATACGTCCGTTTTCAGCCATATCTTGATAACCAAATTTAGCCTTAGCTCGTAAGTTTTCAAAGAACCTAACACCATAGAAGCGTACTACGTCAGAAGGTACGACATATTCACCCTCACTTAGTTGTGCTGGTATATCGTCACGTACCTCTTTTGGGGTAGAACCCATCGGAACTTCGTTACCTGACACAGGATCAATACCCTGAGTGTTGTCTGGTACTGTATCTAAATCTACGCTACCACCCAGTGAAAAAGCCATTCTTGTTTGTTCATTCATTATTGTTCCACCTTCTTTGAATCCTTTTACATTTTTAGTAGCTGTTATTATTGAATCTTTTAAAGTAACATTATTTTTGCCAAATACTTTTTCTACAAAAGGCAAATACTCACTTGTAGTTTGAAACCTTTGCCAACCCTTAGATGTTTGCCTTGCACCCTTTTCTCTATCTGCTTTACTTCCTTCGTACACAGAAAAGTGTGCCTTTCCTTTAGGTTTTATTGCGTTCTCTGCCTGTTCAACTACATTAAAAATGTTTTCATCTTCTTTTATAACATTTAGTACATTGTGAGACATAGCCATATCAGCTTGTCCATCTTTTACAGAGTCAACAACTGCTGCATTATGTTCTGGTGTTCTATTAAACGGATCATAAACTTTTACAGTTGCACCTTCTTCAGCAGCGTCTTGCACTAAGTTATCAAAGCGCCCACCACCAATGTCAACAATAACATCACCGTCTTTTATTTCACCACGTTTCTTTAGCTTATTGTAACCTGCAGGTCTTTTAAACTCATTTATAGATGTTGCTGCTGAGTCATAAAGTTGTTTTGGATATGACCATACACTTTGCTCTTTAGAACCATCTATATCTGTACGTGAAACTTTTTTAGTTTTGCTAGGTACTACTTTAAAGTCTTTACTCTTTACTCGGTCTGCTAATTCTGAATAAACTTGCATAGGCATAAACGTAGTATCACCTGCTCCTATACTATTTTCCTGAGCAACTTTTTCTAACCTACGTGAAAAGCCTTCACCAAAAGCAGGTTCGTCCATAAGATCCACAGCAGACTGTGTTACAGTTTTATCAAATACACCTGCTGGTGTGTCTGAAATCATGTTTATCTGAGGCACACCTGTCTTAGATACACCATAATCAGTTTTTTTATTAGGGTTTATTTTTACACGCTTAGCTACATCAAATACTTCTCTAGCACCATTCTTTATAGCTTTAGCAGCGGCATCTCCTATTCCAGGAATAAGACCTACAATAGCAGCTCCACCTAAAGCACCAGCTAAATAGTAATTAGGATTAACCTTTTGTAGTTCATCATAGACTTCTTTAGCCGCCATAGCATCACCAATAATAGGTGTCATACTAGCAACAAAAGTAGTTGCATCCTTTATAGATATCTCAGGAATATTAACCTGTAATGAATCTGCATAATCACGCCATTCATCTGTAGTTCCACCTTGAAACATTTCTTCAGTTTGATTATCTAAGTCATCCATTTACTTTATCCCTCAAGTATTGAAGTTGACGTAGCGCACGTATAGCACCTTGATGCCTGTATAGTTCAGCAGTATCTGTAACAGTTTCCATACTACGATGTTGTGTAGAAATACGCTCCTCTAACTCAGAGAGAAACGATTCCCACGATATCTGATTGTTTACAAAACCCTTAAGAGACATTGCCACTAAATCCTTGTTCGCCTGGAACTGGTGCTGTACCCATGCCTATCTGTCCACCTCCACCGCCAGATGTGTCCTGTACGCCTCCCTGAGGTGTCTGTGGCGCTTGTTGGCCTCCCTCTGGTGCAGGTACACCCTCAGGTGCTTCTGGAGGCTGTGCTGGTTGCTGGAAGCCTTTGAGGATCTCAGCTTGGATAGCAGCGTCTGCCATAGAGTTAGTAACCTTATCAGGATCGAGATCCATAGACTTAGCAATCTCACGTATAATGTAATCCATCTTAGCAAAAGGAGCTAGTACTGGGTTCTGTGCTACCTGTAAGAATTGCATTAAGCGCTGGGATCTTACTTCGTTAGCCATTAAGCTTTCTGTACCTGATGCATGTACTTCTAAGTCACCACGTATTTGTTCATCAAAGTCAAACTGCATGTTGAAAGAGAAGAATGCTTTACCTAGTGGGCGAAGTAAATAATCATCAACGTTTTTAACTACTGTACGGATAGAACCGTTAGCAGCAGACATAAGCATACTAATACCTGAGGCTGTACGCCCAACGCCTGATACTCCTGTTTGACCATGAGCAAAGCTAGGGAAGCCAGTACTTTCATCTGCTAGTACACGTGCCTTATCAAATAGTTGCATATTCTCTTGAGCAACATTTGGGAACTTAGTACCAAAGATGGCTTGTCCTGGTGCACCCCCAGCCCTGCGGAAGACCTTGCCCGGGTATACAGATAAGTCTTGTCCCGGTGTTAAGTTGGTCTCGTCTACTTCTATAATAAGATTACCAGATAGTGCAGCATTGTCAATAGCCATAC